ACGGGTCCTGGAAGGCGGCATAGGAAGCGGCAGGCAGAGGGGCATCGGTGGCCGCCTGGTAGGTGCCCGTGATCTCGAACTGCCATTTGGCAATCGTCTTGGCGTCGCCAGCCAGCTTCGTGTTGATCATGCCGGCCGTCATCTTCTGCAGGTTGCGGCCCACGGCGATGTAGATCGTCACGCTCTCCAGCCCATCGGTGACGGGGGCGAAGCGCACGTCGGTATCGTCGTTCACGGTCACGCTGGTGGCCGAGGCGCGCAGCAGCGCGTCATAGCCGGGCAGCTCGCCGGGCACCGCCACGCCCGCCGCTTCCACCGAGAACGACAGCTTGGCGTACTGGGTGACCATGGTGCTGCCGCCGTCGCCGAAGTACGGGCGGATGTTGTTGCGCTCGATCTCGTCGCCTTCCAGCGGCGTGAAGGTCACATCGCTCACGAGGATGGCGTTGGCCGCGCCCGTGGGCAGGGCGTCGGTGCCCTTCGTGGTTTCGACCTTGGCGAGGATGATGGTCTGGTTGATGAAGATCGGATCGGACATGGCCGTTTAATTCCTGTGCGTGTTTGTTGATGGGGGCCGCTCAGTCGGCTGCGCGCCGGGTGCGCTCGATCAGCGAGCGGGTGCCATCGGCTTTGCGGCGGTAGAGGCCGCCCCGGCCGGTGTGCTCGTCGCGCGCCGGCGCCTGGGCCGCCGGCGAGGCGGTCGCCGGGGCATCAGCCACGGGGGCATCAGCTCCAGCGCCAGCGACAGTTGCTGCGGCTGCGGCCGGCTGCGCGGCTTGCTGGCCTTCTTGGGCTTGCGGCGCTTGCGCGTCGTCACGGGTGGTGGCATCGGGCACCTTCTTCAGCTTGGTGGACTTGGTCACGAGTAGCTCCAGGTTCTGAGTTGCAGGACAACGGAGTGGCACAGCACTCCCGAGAAAAAAACCGGCCCCGCATCCACGACCTGCACGCCATCGGTGCTGTCGTCGCGGCCGGCCAGCGGGCCGGGCTGGCACACGCCGCCCAGGGTGGGATCGGCACGCACCACGGCGCGGAACTGCTCAACCAGGCCGTCGAGCACCAGCTCGGTCGCGTCCGCGTCGCGAAAGGCCAGGTAGCCGCGCACCGTCCAGGTGTGCACGTTCACGGTGCGGCGAAGGTTCGGGCTGTGCTCGGCCGTGCTGCTGCGGCGCAGCCACCAGCCGCGGATGTGCGGGTCTGCAGGCGTGCTGCCAGGCGGCGGCGTGTAGACGTAGAGGTCGGCGAACTCGCCGTTGCTGTCGGCGTGGCGCTCGCGGTCGTGGACGATGCCGATCTCGGGCACCGAGGCCAGGGCCGCAACGATGGCGGCGCGGTGCTGGGCCAAGGTGCTCATGCGGCACCTCCGGCCAGGCGCTCGGCCACGCGGCCGGCCGCGCTCTCGAACATGCGCAGCACCTGGCCCTCGGTGGCGGCGATGGCCTGCTCCAGGGGGCGCTGCGGCGCGGTGCCCTTGCGGGCGATCTTGCGGGCCACCAGGAAGGCCACGCTGCGCTCGCGCTTGGGTTCCACGCCCAGCACCGCGCGCACCCAGGGCACCAGGGCCTCGACGGGCGGCATGTGCGGCTTGGTGCCCAGCTCCACGAACATGAGCGAGGGCTGCGAGCTGCCCACGGTGCCGATCACGCCCACGGGCGTTGAGAATGCGTCGCTCGTGATGCTGGCGGCTGTCTTGCCCGTGGCCTTGGGCGTTTGCTCCTTGGCCTCGCGCTCGACCAGCAGCGTGGCCTCGGTCATGGTGCCGAGCAGCTCGCGGCGCGTGGCCTCGGGCGCCTGCTCGAAGCCGCGCAGCAGCGCGGCCAGGCTGGGGATGGACAGGTGCAGGCTGCTCACAGCACACCTCGCGTGAGCTGGTGGCGGCGCCGGCCCGGCCAGGACACCACGGCGGCGGCAGCGGCCTGGCCGCCTGCGGGCGAGCCTGCTGGGGCGAACGGATCGGCCTGGCTGGTGCCCTGGTAGTAGGCCGAGCGGTATTCCTTGGCGCGCGCCGCGAAGTTGCGGGCGCGGCTTTCGGTGCGAGCCACGTCGCCGCCCGTAGCCGCCTCGCGCTCGCCGCTGTAGCGCGCCGCGAGCTGCTGGCACAGCAGGTGCGCCGCGTACTGGGCGACGGCCAGGCGGTGCTCTGCCGGGATTGTGTCCGCGTCCACGTCGAGCAGATGGGGCACGGCGAAGGCTACACGCACGACAGCGCCGGCAGGCAACGCGTTGATGCACTCCAGGCCCCAGCCGCCAGCGGGCATCCGGTAGGCATCCACGTAAACCGGCGTGCGCGTCTCGATGGGGTACAGGACATGCAGCACCCGCGCCGCATCGCTCCAGCCTTCGGGCACGGGGCCGAACACGCCCAGCGACGGCCAGGTCACATCGTCATGCAGCTCGCGCGGCAGATCGGTGCTGTAGCGCACGCGCGCCTGCTCGATGGCGCGGTCGCGGGTGTCGGGCGTGACGGCCTTGTCCTGGTCGGACACCATGTCCTTCACGAGCTGCTGGTAGTCGGCGAGTGCCATGTTTAAAAGTCGGTGGTCGGGTGGTCGGCTGGGTTGGTGAAGGCTCCAGGTGTGGAGCCTTTACGAACCCACCCCTCGCGGGGCGGGCCGGGCTGCATTCATGAAGGGGGGGCCACCCCCTGGCGCCGTGTGGCGCCCGCTTCTCCTCGGGGTGAGTCCGGTCAGGCCACCACGGCCTTGGTGAAGGCGCGGTAGTCGGTCACCGCGCCGCCGTAGATGTGGCGCAGCTTGTAGGTCAGCTTGTCGGCCGCGAACATGGAGCCCACCGTGGGCGAGTCCTGCACGAACAGGTCGGGCTCCTGCTGGCCGTCCATGAAACCGATCTCGATGCCGGGGATGTCAGCCGGATCGGCGGCGGTGCACCAGTCGTTGGCATCCGCCCAGTACCAGACCGGGATGATGTTCATCGTGAGCGACTGGATGAACGTCTTCTCGTTGTTGGTGGACAGCTTGAACAGATCGACTGCGGCCTCCTGCAGCTCCACCGGCACGACCAGGCGCGAGGGCGTAATGCCGATGCGGTCGTTGCTCGACAGCTCGGTCTGCTTGAGCATCGCCAGCCGGTGCGCCGCGAGCTGCGCCTTGTCCAGCGCGGCCGTGAACAGGTTGCCGTGATCGACGTGGAACAGCGCCTTGGCGTCGTAGATCACCGGATTGGTGCGCAGGAAGTCGAACACGAACTTGGCGAGCGTGCGCTTGGCGGCGCGCGAGAGCTTCGTGGGAATACGGCGGATCGCGCCCACGTCGTCGTTCTTGATCATCTCCAGCGTCACGTCCTCGGTACCGCCCTTCTTGACCGCCTTGTAGGTGGCCTCTTCGTCGCTCGGGCTGGTCAGTGCCTGGTAGTCGGCGCCCTCGGCCACGGTGGGCAGATCGCCGTAGCCGCCCCAGCGGGTGCGGTGCTGCATGCGGAAGTCCGAGAGCGGCACCACGTTGACGATCTGGCGCCAGCCGTCGAAGTCCACCGCAGCGCGGTACTCGGCCAGCATGCGGCGTGCCACGCTGTCGCCCAGCACCTCGCCCAGCGAGGCACTGCCCAGCGATTCGACCAGGCGCGACTGGTCGCACTCGCGCAGGCGGCCGGTGACCAGGCGGTCGCCCGTCATCTCGAAATAGCACTCCTTGAAGGACTGCACGCGGCCGTGGTCCTTGTGGGTGGGGTCCCAGAAGGCATCCAGCATGTCGCGCATGGTCAGGCTGCGGTCGCCCACTGTGATCGCGCCATTGCCGAACATGGGCACGCGCACGGGGCCGCTTTCGGTCAGACGGGCGACATAGCCGCCCTCGGCCGTGATCAGCTCGCCCACGGCGGCCTCGGTGAGCCGGTCTGCGCCGGCCGTGGCGATCTGGGCCACCAGGCGCTCTTTGGACGCCTGGGGCAGCTTGGCCGCGTTGATGCGCTCGCGGGCGGCGCCGCGCAGTTCGAAGACTTGCAGATCGGCGCGGGTCAGCGGGGCGCTATCACCCTGGTTCTGGCCCTGGGCCTCGGCCACGCGCTGGGTGCCAGGCTCAGGCACCAACGGGCCGCACACGGCCTCGTGCAGGGCGACCACCTCATCGTCGGTGATCGTGTCCACGTTGATCGCGGCGTGCTTCGCCGGGTCTTTGGCCTTGACGGCCTCCAGCATGCGTTGCTTCCAGAGAGGCATTGCTTCTTCCTTGGGGTTGGTAGAGGGATCGGCGGCGGCTTCGGTCAGACGATCCAGGCCGCCGCCAGCGCCCGGCTCGACGATCAGATCGACAGAGACCACCTTGGTGAACTTCACCGCCTCGGTGAGGCGTTCCTTGCCCACCTGGCGGGGCTTGGTACGCGCGAAGGCGTCGATGGACAGGCCCAGCAGGCTCTGCATGCCGCGCTTGACGGCCTCGACCATCTTGGTGACGGCCGCGTCGGTGGGGTCGATGGCCCGGAAGGTGCCCACGAGCGCGCCGGTGTCGGGCGTCTTGCCCTCGACAAAGCGCACGCCGTAGATGCCGCCGATCAGGCTGCGCACGTCCTTGCCCTTGCCGGCCAGGTGGTCGGCATCGCTCTTGGCGAACACGCGCACGCCCTCGAACTGGGGCGCAGCCTCGCGCAGCGTGGCATCGGGGTAGTAGTTGCGGTTGCCGCTGCGGCCGGCCTTGACGATGGTGACCTCGATGGAGCCATCGGCCGCTTCGCGGAACACCGCCGCCGCATCGAGAGCGGCACTCTCGCGCACCGCAGCGGCCGGCGCGGGTACGGTGCCCACGGGCGCATAGTCCGCCACCACCTCGGCCGCATCACCCAGCGCCACGGTGTTGTCCGCCGCGACGGTGTAGGCGTAGCTGTACAGGCGCCCCTTGAACGCCACCACCACGCGGTCGGGCCAGATGCCACGCACGTCCACGTAGTAGTCGCCATTGGCCGACAGGCGCAGCTTGTCGCGTACGGCCTGGCGCACTAGGTCGATGAGCTGGCCGTACTCGGTGGTAACAGCCTCGGTGAGGCGTGCGTAGCCGGTGCCAGCGGGGAGGAGCTTCATCGGCATGGCCGCTTACTCGTCCTGGCTGGAGAGCTTCTGGCCGTCGCGGGTCACCACGACGACGTGCGTGCCGTAGTCGCGGCAGGACAGCACCTCGGCGGCCTGCACGGGCACTTCCTTGGCGCGCGCCACCTTGGCGCCGTCCTTGCCGTCCACCAGCTCGGTCACGGTGCGCTTGACGCGCTTGGCGGCTTCGGCAGCGGTGAGCTGCCTGGCCTTGCTGTCGCCCTGGGGCGGGTTTTGGTTCTTGTCCTCGGACATCTGTCACTCCATCGGTGGGCCGCACGGGGCGGCGATTGCGATGGAGGGACTGTGCCGGTGGGGGCACAAAAAACTAAGGCCGACATATGTCGGCCTGAAAAGTAGGGAAGGCGCTTTTTAGGTTACCAGAGGCGCAAGATCAATTGAAATAGCACTACTTCGTCAATAAAGGTCACTGCTTTGAATTTTGGCTAAGCGAGAACAACCCTTCTAGGGCCCGCTTCCCCTCGTCTTCCTGATCCACAAAAGTCTTAATAGTGTTCGCAGGAACCAATGTTAGAAGCACCGTCCACAACTGAAAAAGCGTCAAGGCTACAAGCACCCCATAGGAGATGCCACGGCACCATTCAACACTCAATGGCAGAGGATATTTTTTTGCAATGGGTGCGATCAAACCAATCAACAGGATGGCGCCTAAGATAAGAGTCGAGTTCACGACAGGGCTAAAAAGTTGGCCGATCCCCGTTTCAGATGGAGCGCCATCCTTACGAGGTTTGAAGGAGAGCTTCAAGCGTTCGGGATAGATGATCGCTAGCCACGCGCCGATTACGCCAAAAATAATGGCAGCAGTAGTGCGCAGCCCCTCAAACATCGGCCACTGCTCCGCAAACGGGACATTCCGGCCGAGCCATCCCCCGGCGCATACCGCCACAAGAGCAAAAACCCAAGCCAAGACCCGCAACACGATCATCCCTTCAGTTCATCAGACCGAGGAGGTAGGCTCGGTGGCGAGCCAATTCGTGCAGCAAGCTTTCTGGGCGCACCAGTTCCGCATTGTTTCTTTCGACGTCAAGCTCCAAGGTCTCACGTACAAACTCCTTTCCCAGCCAGTGCGTATGGGTGTCACCATGAAAAACAAACCCATAGTCTGAATCGTCCCGATCTTCCTCTCGCCATTGTGAAATGATCTCTTTGACTTCGTCCTTCTCCAGACCATCTACCTCAACCTGATACTTGATAGTTGCCTCTTGCTGAGCAGTTTTATGCTCGGCGAGGTGAACACCTTCCAGTAGTTTTTGAAAAAAACTTCTCTCTGGGCGTATGGCAAGATCAAGCCTCGTCTTCCTTTCCAACCTTCGGATACTCGAAGCATTTGCGAGGATTTGGTTAAGTGGTCCTGGCTTGACAAAAACCTCCGTCTTAAATCGCGCGCTCAGATGAACCGGATCGGAATTCCGGTCTGGTCGATAGCCAACGATGGTGCGCTGACCGTCTGCGTCGGGTTCGCTGAACACCACGTAAGAAGTGAAGCGCTGAACAAAACACCGCATGTATTTATTCATCCCAGACACACCGGTTGTCGGATGCTGAAACCGAACACTAGCCATCAGTCCGTTCTCGGGCAAAAACCAGAAATACGTCGCATGACCTGGAATGTGTCCTTCTTCAACTTCAGTTTCTGACACATCCGCATTGCCGACTGCTGCCTGGCCATTTATAGAGGTAACAGTCCCATCCGTATTGTGGGACTCGTTCCACAAAGTTAGTAGCCAATCTGTACCACGTCGGG